CCTATACCACCATACGTGACACCTATAAATTCACCAGATTGAAATTCCGCTAAACCTGTGGCTGTTCCACTTTCATTAAAGACCGTTCTTATTGGTGTTTTTTCTGCCATTTTTTATCTCCTAAAATAAAAATAATTCATCAGCAGTGGCAGCAATATTACTTCCAGTTGCTAATAAGAAACTCGCAACAAAAGTATTTGCTGTTGGAGCTCTAAAGTTTAAATAAGCATTAGGTGTACTTAATCCACCACTATTACTATAAAAAGGTACAGATCGTATCGCAGCACCTGTAATATCATCTGCTAATGCAATTGATTTTGTAGTATTACTTGCAACCTCAATTTTTGAGTTTACAGGTAAAGTTGCACCTGATGCTGAAATAGTAATAGCCCCTGTTCCATCTGATGAAATAGTAGCACCATTTAAATTAATAGTATTACCTGATAAGTAAATATCTCTCCATCTCTTAGAAGCCGAACCTATATCATAAGTTTCAGTTGTATCGGGTAATAAACTTTGACCAATACTACTTAAATCATTTGTTTCACTAAAGTTAGCAACAGTGACGATACTATCACCACTATCTCTAATATAAACTTTTCTATCAGAAGTGTTTACAGCAATTTCACCTACTTCTAAATCACTTGTCGTAGGTACTGAAGAAGCAGTTTCACTTCTTTTAATCTTAATTACTGTTGCCATTTAGCCTCCAATTAACTATTATGGATATGTTCCACCGTCAATAGATGTGACTGTGACAACACCTGTTGAAACTGTAAAGTTATCTGAACTAAATGAAGCAACCCCTTTATTTGAAGTTGTTGCTAATTCAGCAGAAATTGTTAATCTATTTGATTCAACTGATGTATCAATACCTTCACCAGTTAAAAATTCTAATGTTTGTCCAAGGGCAACTGAACCTGTTGTTGAACTTTCATCAGTAATTGAAATTGAGCTATTTTGTAATTTAGCATTTGTGACATTACCATCAGTAATTTTAACAGTTGTCACTGCATTAGTTGCTAATTGTGTTGCAGTAATACCACCATCCATTACTTGTAGGGCATCACTAGATACTTCAATCGTACTATTATCAGCAACTACATCAAGTTGATTACCAGTTTTTGTTAATGCATCACCAGCAGAGATTTGACCTGCGCCAGAGAATTGAGCAACTGTAATATTTGTTGTACCTAATGTAGGTGTTCCATTATGTGTAAATACATAACCGTTGTCAGCATTTGTAGAACCTCCTTCAACAAATACAAACGAACCACCTGTAATTTCAGCAGCGGCATCAGCATCTGGAGTTCTTGTTAATACATATGCTGTTGAACCATCTCCTACAACTGAAACTGTATATAAACCATTTTGAACAGGATCAGTTTGATCTTTTAATAATATTCTATCATCTGCCGATGGAGTTTGTCCATCAATAGAGAACGCACCATTTGAACCAGCAGTAATTGTACCAGCACCATTATTATAAGTACCAGCAACGTTTGCTGTTGAAGCATATAAAACCGAATCTTTTACATCTAAACCATTTGCAACACTATCAACATAAGCTTTAGTAGCAGCATCTTGGTCACTTGATGGATCAGATACATTTGTAATTCTACTTGAATTAACATCTACAACACCAGAACCTTTAGGGTCTAATATAATGTCAATGTTTGTATCACCACCAGCAGAAGCTAATGTAATACCACTTCCAGCAGCAGATGGTGTTAAATCTAGGTAATTAACAGCAGAGGCAGTAGTATTTACTACAATCGCTTCATTACCATTTGCATCAGCAATAAATCCGCCATCAGCAATTTTAGGTGCAGTAAGTGTTTTGTTAGATAATGTTGCAGTTCCAGAATCTACATAAGTTTTAATTGCCTTAGCAGAAGCGATTGTATCATCACTAGCTGAAACTGAACTTAAATCTGTATCTAAAACACCAGAAGCTAAATCAGCAACTTCAATATTTGAAATTGAGTTTCCAGTACCATTTGCGTCAAATGTTTTGTTTGTTAATGTATCTGTACTTGAAGCAGTAATAAATCCAGATGATGAGTTATCATAGTTTGCTAAATTATTATCTACAACTAAATCAATTGTACCGTCTGCATCTTGGTAAGTTGCTGTAATTAATGTTTCAGTATTTGAACTGAACATTGCACCAGCAATGTCTTGTATTCTTTCAGTTTGTAATGTGACATTACCTGAAGATACTGAAAAATCTGTCGCATCAAATGAAGCAATACCTTTGTTAGTATCAGATGCATCTTCAGCAGAGATTGTAATTGTATTATCAGAAACTGCTGTATCAATACCTTCACCACCAGTAAAAGTTATTATTTCACCTGTTGATACTGAATCGTTTGAACCACTATCGGCAGCAATTGATAAAGTAGAAACTACTGTACCAAAACTTAAATTTCCTGAACCATCTGTTTTTAGATATTGGCCGCTTGTCCCGTCAGCACTTGGCAACGTAAGTATATAATCACCTGCTAACGAATTAGGTGCTTTAATTCTTACTCTGCTTGTACCATTATTAACACCTTCATATAAATCTATTCCTCCACCAGTTGTTGAGTTATTTCCAACAAGTAGTGTGTCTATTTTATTATTTGAATCTGTTAATATTGCTGATGATGCAGTTAATGTTCCTAAAGTGTGATCTAATTTATCTGTAAAATATTTACCACCTATTACATCAATATTTGCTGCTTCACCATCTGTTTCTGTACCTGTTCCTATAAAAAGTTGTTCACCAAAACTACCGCCTACACCATATGAATAGGCCAGTTCTCCTTGGGCAAGTGCCGATGGTTTACTTGTTCCTGATGATCGTTTAATCTGAAGTATTGTTGCCATTTATTTAATTCCCCTAAAACTGACCACCGCTAAATTTTAATGTTCCAGTTGTCGTTTCTATTGTCGTTCTTGTTGTAAATTTTTGTGTACTTGCATCATATTGAATCAATGCGCCATCTTCTAAGGTTGTGACATTCACATCAGAAAGACCTTTAAATGTACTTGATATTGAACTGCTAGGAACTTGAACAGATACTCTTTGAGGACCTGAATTATTATTTCCGTTAATTTTAGCAATAATGTTAGCCATATATTATCTCTCTTGTAATATATTTATAACAAAAATGTGTTGAAAGAATATTATTTTTATAAAGAAACTTGAGGATGCACTGTAATAATACCTTCTATAACACGTGTAATTGTACTATCAGATGTTCTTGTAATTTCAACATCATAAACATATCTCGCTGGTGCGTCTAATGCAGACGTTTCATCAGCACTTAATGAAAGTGTAATTACTCCTGTTGTTGGAGTAGAAATAGCCGTTGTAATTGTTGTTCTTGTACGAGTAGAAGCGTATCCTAACGCCATTTTAGCAGTTGCAGTATAACCAGTTAAATCAAATACATCACCTGCGTTATCTTTCACAGTGACATCAGAAGTAAAAGTTGTTCCTTGATCTATTCTAAGGTTTGCTACTGCCGCCATTGAGTTTTAACAATTCCTCTTTTATTTTGTTATTGTAGTAATTTGTTAAAACATCAATTTTTTCTAATTCAAGTTCGTGTCTTACTTTTGATTGTAAAATTTCTGCTCTAACTGTAATTATGTTTTTTAAAGAAACAGGTAATTCACTTTCTTTATATACTTTTCCGTCAATCGTAATTGTTTTTTCTTCAGTCATTTCATTTCCTTTTTAATTATTAATTTATTATTTAGTTTGAAGTAAAAGTATTAGTTGCTTCATCATAAACATCACCAACAGAAGTTTCATTTGTTGTTAGTACCCAATGAGGCCATTTAGATTTTGACTTGTTCTCTAAATATTGTCTACCTAATTCTTCTACTAAATTATTGTCTGAATCTGTTAAGTGTATATCGTCAACAACAACAACATCAATTACTTTAAAATTTAATCCTATTTTAGCAAAATAAGCCATATCTATATAAGTCCTAGTACTGAAATTGTTTTTGTTTCTATTACAATCCAACCTTGAGTTGCATCTACATAAATTAATTTATATTGTGTATTATTCGTATTTAATTGAGCATCATTTGGTAAACTTCTAATATTATTACCATTTCCACTTAATAAAACTCTATTAGTAGCAAATGTACCTGCTACATCTACTATTGCTACAGTGTCATTTAATTGTGGATTACTTGGTAATACTACTTCTATTTGTCCGCCAGTAGTATCTAATAAAAATCCTTGTCCTGATTCTATATTAAAAATAGTTGATCCATCAGCATATTTTGTAGGTTGCCAATCGTAATCTTTTCCTGTAGTATAAGCTAATTTTCTTGTTTTAGTACCCATTTAAAATCCTTGTTATCTTATTATTTATAATAAAATTACCGCACTACTTGAAAATTAAATGCCAGATTTATTAATTCTTCTTTATTCTCATTTGCTGTTATATAATGTTTTAAATGTGAATTAAATACAATAATAAAACCAGGCTCCAAAGGTATTTTCCATAGACCGTGTTGTATTCTACCATCTTTATATTTAAAAACAACATTTGATAATTTAGGTCCTGATGATGCTGTATATAATGCAGAGTATTCTGGACTATCTTTTATATTATTAATGTCTAAATGACTATGAGTATTAATTGATTGATTTTGTTTTTGAAATAATGCAGTAATTGATCTTTTTTCATCTATTAGTGGACTTAATGCAAATCCATATTCGACAAACCAGTGATCTAATACATAAGTTCTCAACCATTCAAATTCTTTAAGATAAGGCATTGTATAATAATCATTTAAATGCCAGTATTCATCTGATACAATTTTATTTTTTTTTCTACAATTAAATAAACAAAGATTTTTTATTAAATCTGGTGTGATTTTTGTTTCTTTAGGAATTTTAATTTTTAATAAAATGTCTTGGGTAAGTTTTTTTTCAAACCAATTTCTTTTAAATTCTTCAGAGGTCATAATCATAATATAATATATTTTATAATGTTAAATATTATCCCAAACAGATGTATCTGGATTCCATACAAGATTATTAGTTTCGCTACCCTCTGTTCTACTTAACCATCTCTGATTACTTTCGTCCCATTCAATTGATCTAGGATTACCATTATCGTAATTGATTACAGTAGGAAAAGCAATAGGTGCTTCCCAAACACCTGTAGTAGTATTTAATGTCCAAGATGCATAATCATTGAACTTTGGTGAATAAAATATATCATTTGTTTCATCATAAATATATCCAATACCAGCACCGTTTGCTCTTAAAGCTTTTGATTGATCAGCAGATGGTGTTGTTTTTTCTTCATCTGAATAATGAACACCCTTTAGAGTATTTATTGATGTTTGTTTCCAAATAGGCCAACCTGTAGAATTTTCTAAAAATTGTCTACCTAATTCTTCAACTTCATTTCCT